CCTGGCGGTAAAACTCCAATGGAAGGATTTAAAGCGGGATTTAATAAAGCCTTTACTGCAGGTGACGCAAAATTAGAAAATATGAAATCTAAAGCTGATGGAAAGGATAATGAAACTGGACAAGCTTTGATTATGAAGTCAACAGAAGGTAAAGAGCTAAGAGATAATATATTTGCTGACTTCAGCAGAGCAATAGCAACAAGTGCAAATCCACCAAGACCGACAATTAGTCAACAAATCTCTCAAAAAGGCGGTGATGTAGTTAATATGGTTACAACTGCTACAAAAGAATCTATAAGCAGCGTTGGTGGTGTTATAGCAAATTCATATAGCTAAAAAAAAGGACTCTTAAAAGAGCCCTTGAAAAAACTGTGGTGGAGTTTTTTAATTCAAATTAAGATTCCTTAGCGAGTTTCGCAAAATAACTTAACGTATCATCTTCTTCAGCTGATTGCCCAACTGTTTCATCAAAAGGATTATCATCCGATGATACTGTTGGAGCGGCAGCACTTGGCTGAGCTTGGAAAGGATCTGCTGCTGGTGCATGACCTGCAGTTACTCCTAATACCTTATTAAGTTTCATTGAGAGCTCATCATAAGTCTTATAATTCTCTGGAAGTAAAAAGTCTCCTAAAGAATAGAGTTTGTCATAGATTTCAGTAAGTCTTGCTTCATCGCCATCAAATAATGCGGCTGGTGAAGAGAATTCTGATTTGTCATAGTTGACCCACCCTTCTACTTTTCTGATTTTAATCTTGAAGTCTGCACCTTCCCAGAAATCGTAAGGATTTACTGGATTTTCATCAGAGAACTGAGGTTGCATAACATCCATGATTTTATCAAAGATTTTTTTACCAAACTTATAAAGTTTGACTTTTCCTTCATTTTGAGGATTATCAGGATCAGAAACAATCAATACGTTTGATACGTAATGTAGTCTTCTTTTTCTTTCCCTAGCAAAAGCTTTATCTTCATCACGACCTGAGTTCCAAAGTAAACCATTTGATTCGCTTACTGGATCTGGTTGTCCAATGGAGGTTAAAGAGTTTTCGATATACCATAAGCCAGATGGGCCTTTAAACCCGTGATCCCAATACCTTACCCAAGGAAGATCTTCACCTTCTTTAGCTGGTAGGAATCTGACTACGGCATAACCGTTTCCTGCTTTATCTCTCGTCGGTTTCCAAAAACGATCGTCTTCATAAGAATTAGATTCTGTTTTTGCTGTTGATACCGCTTCTGCTGCTTTTACGAGTTTGTCGATTGACGAGCCTCGCATGCTCTTTAGATTTTCTAGTGACATATATTTTCTCCTGTATTTACACTGTATTTTACTGAATTATCCACTTTATACATAATGTTATAGTATATTATACCACACTTCTATGGTTTTGTAAAGGTTTCTTTTAACAAATTTAAGTATTTGTTTCGATCAAACTTTACGAATGGTCTGTATTTCATAATCTTTCTATAGATTTCCGGCCAAATAATTGTGTCCGTTATCTTTTTATTTTCACGTTCTACAAAACCAAGTATCGAATCCAAGATGACTACCGTTTCTAAGAGTATCTCTTCTTGCATCCAAAGTTTTATAATCAATGGATGACTATTATCTTCTGCTTCTAAGAGAGAATCAAATGGTATATCCATATCATTAAGTTTATTTATATCAGTTTGAAACTGATACGTTAAAGATTCCATAACCTTTTTATGGTCTCTATAATATCTTTCGCCGCCTTCATTAAGCATATCACCGACATACTTAACGTCGTTTTTAAAGTTAGCAACATAGAATTCTTTTAATTCATTTCCATATGTATTCGCTAGCTTGGCAAAGAAATATTTATCCTTCCTATTAAAGAATGAGGTAGGTTTTACTGAAGTCTTAAAATGATATTTAATCGCATCGTATCCATCTGTTTCGAAATGGAGCTTAAGCGCATTATATAATTTATAAGATTCAAAAGGATCATTCATAGAGGTAGTTTATTACCTCTTTTGACTTTAATAAGATTTAAGCTTGCTGCTTCTTCTTCAATCTTTTGTTTCAAAGAATCTGTTAAAAGCTTTTTCATATTCTTATAGTCCATTGCTCTTTCCTCAACAACATAAGATGTTGCATCAATATATGACATACTTGTATTTGCTACAAGATGCTCTACTGCTGCAGAGAATCTCTTCTTTGTCATAATTTTTTGTTCTATTGGATTATCAGTCATATTAAAATGTTCTCATTAAGATACAATCAGCATTAATTCTGCCTGATGGTATACTTACTTTCGTTGTTAATGAGTCCCATAGCTTTTCAAGCTGTTTCTCAGTCTTATTAATTACCATAGGTAATATCTCATCAGGTTTTCTGATGGTTGCTTGTTTGCTTGAACTATTAAAGTTCTTGATTGAAGTCCCTGAGACTTCGAATCCTCCAATGGAATCTGTTACATATTCAATAAGTTTCTTATTCTTTCTATTATAGACAAACAGCTTGTGTTTTGTGGGTATAAGAACTGGATTGATTGATGTTAACTTCACATCGTCATCCTCTTCACAGTACTTAAGCTTAGACACTTGTTGATCAGAAGCTTTCACCTTTTTCGCTCTTGGTATCTTTGTTGCTTTAAATGAAGAGCGTAGCTTTTCTAAGTCATCAAAGACTTCTTCAAATTGCTTCATGATCTTTCTTTTATCTCCTTTAGAGATATGTGAGTATCCTTCGATACAGTCTTCATCAGTCTTTTCATAAGCTGCTTTGATGTTCTCATACTCTGGCTCAATAAGATCTTTGAATGTATTAATGGCATTGCCTTTTAATCCATGTCCTTTAAATCGATTATAGCAACTAAACTTTTGAGTGAAGTTGTTATCGAACCAGCCTTCAACAATAATACTATCCCAATCATGATAGATTGTATCAAGTACTTTTGTTTTTGCTCTTTCAGCTGGAGAGATGACAACGACTTTCGCCTTCTGTTTCTCTTCAATCTTCTTAAGCAATAAGCCTTCTTTATACATTGCATCGATGTGAGCTTTTGCTCTTTCTAGAATACCGTCTTCGTATTGATATCCACGAGTATAAAGCTTAATAGTTTTATTAACCTTCATGAACTTAGAGTCTTTCAGTCTTTTAAGTACTGATACTTTCTTTTTGTCGTATCCACAGTAGTCCATTGCGAACTGATATGTGGTTGGCATATAGTCTTTTTGTTTGTAAAAATAGTTATACCAATGAGCGCCCTTTGTCCAGACAAGATCATTAAATTCTGATTCTTCTGTATAGATGGGTTCTGGTCCAAGATACTTATCATCAAGACTTGGTCCTCTTTTCTTTTTGTGTGCTGCCATATTTCTCCTTATATATGTTTATAGTTATATTGTATCACATTCCTTATCAAATGTAAACGATTAATTTTAGGTGGCCAAAACTCCGCAGTGATAAGGAGTTGCGTTAATGAGTTCCGGCCTTTGATTAGTTATCTCCTATTTGAAATACATAATTTTCAGCTGCATCTTCTGCATAGGATTCGTTATGTATACCCATAGGTGTAATAGCGATAAGATTATCGTTAATAAATTTATGAACACAATAGATTCCGTCTTCTCTTTGTGTTACTTCTGCTCTTCGATTCTTATGTGTGTAAGTTGAACGCTGAGTATAAGTATATCTTGCTTCTATTATTTGATCGAGTTTGGCTTCTATATCGTCGAGCCGAGACATGACATCTTCAAAATTATGCATCGTTATCTCCATCAAAAAACATATAATAAATTGCACCTGCCGCAAAGCAAATGATTGTGAAGTATATAAAATATTCCATTAGTTTCTCCTCATTTTGCTGATATCTTCAGCTTCTTGTTGACTGATTACCGGTACTGCATTTGACTTATGCATTGTTGCAATACCTTTAACAAGAGTTCCTGTGTATATAGGTGACTCTTTCTTGTGTGTGTTTGACTTAGGATAGTTACCTGTTTTCATATAGGTTTCCATCACTGAAGTATATTGTTTTTCTTGTTCAGCTCTCATAGCTTCAAGTTGAGAAATTTCTTGTTTCATAGGTTTAAATTCAGGCTTATTTCTTTTGACTGAAGTTAACATATGGTTCTTTCTCTTACGACCGCAAGGTGAATACCTAAGCGATCCCATATAAAAATTAGTTGCACCCATTACTTAGGACCTCCATTGTGTCCAATCATTGAATGATTCTTTTGTGCTTCTCTCCATGCAAGGAAATGAATTGCAACTTCTCTTGTTGAGTGAGTTAAAGTACTCACTGGACTTCTTTTTGTTTTTTTCATGACTTATACTCCGTCCATGCTGTAAACACAATCATGGATTGTTCTTCACTGAAACCAAAGTTATCTCTCAACCACCTTGGAGCGTGTAAAGTCATTCCAAACATATTCATCTCTCGACTCTTTTGCAATTCGTCCAATTCAGGAAACCACTCAGCGGGTTCGAAAGGAATTTGATTCTGATTCATACCCTCAAACATCTTCAGACTCCTCTATAATTTCTTTTATCACATCTAAAGCTTCATCTATTGTTTTACGAAAACCACCACCTTCTTCAAAGCCGTGTTCATAAGTAAAATGATACTCACCGTCATCTTTTTCTATTGAAAATTTTAATACTGACATTTTAGTAACCACTTGTCATGTCTGAATAAGTCATTTCTAAATTCAGTTCTTGCTGTGCTGACGAGGGTGCCATGTCTTGTGCATTGGTCGTACCATATGTCATAAGGTTGATGACATCGTCTGCCGTTAATTTTCCGTCTGTTTGTTCTGCAATCAGCTTTGCATTTTCATAATCCATCATAATGATTCTATCTCCTTTAATATTGTTTCTATTTGTTCATCGGTTTGATGACCGATAACATCCTGCGTAATTGGAGTGTGATAACATATTGTACCTCCTCCATCTAACACTGCAAGTTCCCATAAACCGTCCTTACCGCCGTAAGACCCGTCATGACATACTACACTTGCACCATAACCATTCTCAAAAGTATACACTTTCTGAACACCATTGTTATAGTCGTTAATCTCATTTGGTTTATACATAACTTCTCTCTCCGTTATGATTGTCACCGTTTCTATTGAAGTTGTCAACAATCATGTCAACAACCTCTGTTGCATTGTAGGATGTTCCACCCACATGCCATGGATAATCTTCAGTAGGAATCCTACCGTCTTTCCAATTGTAAATTGTGACTGTCTCATAGTTCCAGTCGTCATAGTCAATCTCATCGACATTGTTTGCATCATACCATTTAGTATCTAAGTACCACTCACAATTAACTTTGTCGTTAGGGTCTGCACTAGTAAATGTTGGAGGCCCCAACACTTGACACAACCTGTTATAGGTTGTCGTCTTATATCCCTGTAGTGAAGTTCCACCCGATGTCATATCGGGAGAACACACTTCGTAATCTTTAATTATCATATTATGCTGTCACCTGTCTCTTAACTTTTCTTATAGCAGTATTTCTTACTCTTTTCTTCATGACACGAATGTGTCTTTCGTTTTGTTTTGTACTTAATTTTTTCATAATTTAGATTCCTCTTTGATTTTTCATTATATACATAGTATAACAAAAAGTGTGACCCGTTGTCAACTTATGCAAACTCTTTTTTTTCTCTCTCTTCGAGATATTCTTTAAGTCCACTGTCGTTAACAGTTTTACCACACTCCATAGTGTATAGTGCAGAGTAAGAACCCTCAACCATTTCACCATTTTGGTAAGTCCATTCAGAAGTCTTAGATAGAATACAATCTCTCATATAACCACCATCTGTGTTATCATCGAACTTAGACATAGTCCAGGTGCCTTCTTCGGCAGACTTGACTAACTGATAAGGTGTTTCCCACTTCTCCCATGGAGTGTCATCGTGGTCAACCATTTCCCAGTCAATCACATAAGACTCTGACGCATCATTAGAGTAACAGAAGATAGGTGACACTTCGTCAACCAATCCTTGTAGGTACTCGGTACTGATGAAGTCCAAGTCTTCAATCACATAGGTAGAACCACCTTTGAATTTCCAATATGCCTCATCGACACCATGCACATAACCTTCGTCATGAGCTGCATAGTTCTCTTTGTATTGTGTTTGTATTACTAATTTTAACATAATTTTCTCCTTTAAATTAAGTAGCCTGGGCCGTACATGTTTTGACCACCTTGTGCAGAATACCCTTTAAAGAGATTACCTCTTGGTGCATTCAAAGCTGGAGTGTTCCAACCTGCAGACATTAACACATCACCTTCTTTGAAGGTAACCTCTTTGATAACGATACCATTCACTCTTTCCATCTTACGGACTTTAGTGAACTCACTGATATTGATGAAACCCCAAACAGAAGTCTGATTTCCATTAGAGATTATTTTGATATACTTCTTACCGACTGAATAGTCGTAGTAGTCATTTGCAGTGTGTTTGTACGCTGCATGTAGAGACTCAGTCAATTCCTTACATAGGACTTCGACTTTCTCGATTAGGTTGGATTCTTTCATAACTTTTTCCTCTTGATTTTTCATTATATACATAGTATAACAAAAAGTGAGGCCCGTTGGCAAGTATTAACCTGCAAAAAACAATACTAGGACTGTTAACAACATTCCCATTAATCCAAAGATAATTATTTGATTGTTATCCATATTATTTTCCTATATGTTCCACGTCTGAACGTGGGATTACTTGATATGCACCTTTGTTATATGCTGGTGCAACCGTGAAGTTTTTAGACTCTTCTATTTTCCAAGAATTGTCTACAGTTTTTTGGGGTGTTGTTAGAGATAGGGAAGAGTACTCTTTTGTATCTCTTACATATTCTTTACTCTCTGCTGGAGTGTCCCAGTTGTAATCAGATGCTCGTTTGGTACGAGTATTCCATGCAGTAGTCTTGCGTTTCTTTCCATTCATAGAATGTTTCATAGAACCACGAATTGTAATCATGCTGGAAGTCTACTCTCTACACTTAGTACTACATCTATTTCATTGTACCAAAGACCACTGAACACTTCTGTGTGGTCTTCCCATTCTACTATAAATCTCTTATAACCAAATGGTCGTTCTGAGTAGATGGTGCAATCACCATAATTTTTTACGACTAGTCTCATGCTAGTTTTGAGTCTAAGAATAATCTTACTGCTTTTGATTCCATCTTTGATAAGTCTGTGAGTTTTTTGAATGGACTCCAAGTCATACCATATGTGGTAAACTTATTACCAGCAGTTACAAGTGCATTCCATAGTTCATATGAATCGTCATCATTACCATTAAAGATTTCATTCTTCTCTGCTTTGGTAATCATCTCTCTTCCTAACTTTACAATTTTCATGACCTGTGGGCCATCTGCGTAATAATCTTTTAACATGTTTTTCCTTATAGTTGTTATTAATAGTGTCTATAATAACAAAAAATGTGACCCGTTGTAAAGGGGTTTTAGATATTCTTTTGTATTTCGTTAAGTTCTTCTAGTTTCTTTTGAATGATGGAAACTCTATTAGGCCAATAGATGTAGTCCTTGTCCGAATCCTTTGCAAGATTCTCAAGTAGGGGTCTGATAAAGTCGTCAAGTTTGTTTATTACTTCCGTTGCAGAAGTAGTCTTGGCGACAATAGTTGTGTCAACAGATGCAAGTTCATTTGCATCCATCGCTGTAAATCCGAAATCGTTATATTCTGTCATACTGTTATTTATCGTATCCTATGTTTTCAAAGTCATTAGGGAAAGATTTCTGTATGTATTCTTTTGTGCGTTCTCCAAAAAGTAACTTAGATAAAGTATCTGCATCACTAAGTTTGTGGTTCCAGTAGTCGGATGCCCACTCTTTGGTGTTATGATGATTTGACATGTCCACCTTAAACCCCTCAATCTCAATTGTAGTACCAGTAACATCTTCCAGTTTAATCTGTCTAAGGTTTCTTAGTTTTTCTCCTCTCCAACTCATGTAGTTCCATTGAGGATAAAACAATGTAACACCATGAGTTTCTTTAAAAAAATTCTCTGGACCACCAATGGCCAAGAGTACAGGTATAAAGGCTAACTGTGAGTTAAATCTTTCATAAGGATGTCGAGTTATACAGTAAATAGGTAAATGTTTCCAACAATTCCAAAACTTAGGTATCATGTTAGATATCTGATATGGTGTATAGTGGTCTCCTTCATTTACAATATTTACCACTCTAAGTTCTTTATTTTTCATTAATTCGGTTATCAATGTAGTTCCACCACATTTTGGAGGATGTGCAATGAAACAAATAAACTGGTCATGACCAACTTCTTGTGATTTATTTAAATCTACAACACCCCACATGATATTATTTTGTAAACCTTTGCAGGTCTCTGAGAACTTCCTTATCAGATTGTATCCCTTGATAGTTTGCACGATTCT